CGGACACCTGTCGGACTTCGCGGCTATGAGAGCCACCGCGCTACTCTCTGCAGATCCCGTTTCCACCTGCGCGAACCTACTGTCGCACACCCGGAGCGCAAAGCGACTTATCGTCCGCCTCGTGCATCAAACATGCAGGAACATCCTTCCATCAGGACTCCCTCAGGGACCAATTCAAGCGGGAGGTCAAGGCCGTGGGTGCCCAACAGCTGCGCAACTATGGCAGCTAGCTGATAAGGGACCCGTCAAGAGCTACACCATGCCCAAACTCACCCGAGAGGCGAAGGAGCTCGTGGGAATGGCAACTAGGGTACCCGAGAAGGGTATACCCTCAATGCCACTCTCCGAGGCTCTCCTCAACCTCCGGGCGGCGGATGCTTACAGGTGTAAAGCTCTCAACTGCCTAGACCGAGGCGTACCGATCAAGGTAAGGAAGTGGAGGCACAAAGCCTTGCAGGTGGAGAAAAACTTCACCAAACTTTTCCACGTTAACCTACCTGACGGTGCGTCCCGCAAGAAACCGGGGAACCACTGGACGGCGGAGGCGGCGGTACTACGACCCAAACGCACCTCCCAAACTCATCCAGCTTATCAACCCGGGCCCGTCTCCTCCCTCCATTCCCCTCAACAACAAGGAGCTGACGCTCACCACCAGATGGCAGTATGGTGGAATCCCATGTCCTACACTGCTAACTTCGCGCAACGTGTAAGAGGGCCAAATCAGAAGGCCGTGCTCACATGGAATATACTTGTGTCGAGGCTTCAAAGTGAAGACCGAGGCAGGGAGCGACACGCGAGGACCCTTCGGGGTCTCCTCAAGCTGTATCGCATCCCACTGTCCTCTGCTGTCGCCTTTAAAGCATCCTCCAAGCGACTCCGAGACTTATACCGTCGCGCTTCAAGGGTCCTACTCCAACCGAAGTCGGAGCAGTTTGTGCCTACGCACAGTGTGGAAGCTGCTCTAGTACTCGTCTCCCCGGAGGCTTGGGGTGGGATAAGACGCCCCCCACTACGCACTCAAGTGCGCCAGTAAGGG